TGATAGTTCCTCTTTGTTTCCGTTCATGCTGGAGGTAAGCCTTATATACCACTGGAAACCCCGATGGTGTTGTCCATGTGAGTTGATTTCTTCCTGAGTTGAGTTCATGTTCTGCAATCTTCTGTAAGTATTTAGTTGTCTTAAGTGGTCCCGCACATACAGTGTTAATAGCCTTGATAAGGTTACCTGCTAATGTATCACACTGTTCTTCAGTGATGTTATATTTAACGGTGAAACCTTCTACGTGACAGTCGTCATACATGTTCTTGGCGATACGCATCTTACCAGCACTATATGCACGAGTCATTGAGCCTCGTTTAGCAATACCCTTACGGATATGTTTCATTGGCATACCCTTAGCATCAAAGTACTCAGGCATAATACCAATAAGTTCTTTAGCTACAGCTACGTAGAAGTCTTTCTGGATAGGTGTAGGAACAAGAGAAACCAGTGTACCAGCTTGTTTATCCTTGGACATAGCCGCTAAGTGTTGCCAGCCATTATTAGAACCGTCAATAGGTATAGGTAGACCAGACATAAAGTCTTTACCTTCCATGACTGCTCTCTTATAACCTAACAATTCATTACAGCAAGCTAAGAAGCTATAAGCTTTCTCAGCGTCAGGATGAATGTTCTTGGTACGAGCTGTATCATAGATAAACTCAATGTTGTTATCTACCCATGCAACCCTATCTTCAAGAGTCATCTTATCTACTGAGATAGTATCTAATCCTTCACCCTCAAGGTAAGCTTTATAGTCTGTTTTAAAGTACTTAGGGATATCTGTAATGACAAATGATTTATTAAAGCAAGCAGCTGTATGTACCTTGATCCAGAACAAACCACGTTCAGTAACCTTCTTCTTATTAGCAAACAAGAATAAGCTACGAGCTAAGTCACTACCTTGGAACTCTAAGAATGATTCTGCATAGTATACTCGACCACGGTAGTCACATGAAACTTCCTGATAGAATATACGGTCACCAATCATCTCAGCCTTTTTAAGTACCTGCATGTATTCAAAGTATTTACTTATCATACGCTGTAGCTTAGGATCTTTCTTACCAAGGAACTTAGTACCGTCTGAGTGGAACAACTTCTTAGGTAACTCAAGGTTCTCATGGTGAATGTTGTATTCCCTGATGACACCATCTTCATCAATCAACTCAAGGATTTCCCTTGGAGTTTGTGCTTGCATGGCTGAGAGTACAGGCATGTTAAGCTTCCAAGGCTGTTGACGTAGTGTCTCAAGAGAACGTACAAAGGTTTTGTTTAGGTTCTCATGGAATAGCTTAGAGTTAGTCCAGCCCTTAATGAAGGGTTCTTTAGTGAGTGGACTGTAGAGACCAGCAATAGGTAACAATGGATCAAACGAAGTACCAATTAAAGTAGGCTTAATCTCATCTGCTTGATTAACAATGCGTACCATATAAGGAGCCTTGTAACCAGCATATTCTCTGAAGATATCAATTAGTCCATCTTGCAGGAAAGTTTCAAGCAACAAGTCTCCAAGGCTGAGAGTGGACTTAATGTCTGTTTCATCAGCTCCAATAGCTCTTGCGATTCGCTTTCCGATAAGGTCTGAAGCAAACGTGAGTTTAACTGAAGCTGAATGCGTTGCATTCTTGTTTCTAATGCAATAGCGTAGGAGAGTATCCCAAGATTCATTGATAAATCGTTCAAGTTCGTATTCCCATGTTGGATAGTGTGCTAGAAGGCGAGCACCCTCATTGTAGATCTTATCTGAGTTGGGGACAACCTTCGATACACGTTCAGTAAGATAGTTTAATGGATTCATTTTCTGTTTATGTAATTAAAACAATAGTAGTAGGCTTCTTTAGGTGTCCACCCATCACCTATGTATATAACTCCTGGTCTATGTGGATCTTGCATTTCGCATCTCCACCAAGGACTATGCCAGTATATATGTGGTTTGTATATTGATCTCATTCAAAGTCAACAAAAGTAGTTTGCATTAAGCGACCAGTATCTGAGTCGTACCTAGTACTACCACAGTCACCTGTCATACCCGTGAATCGAGACTTCAATACACGAAGCTTAATTGTGTTACGCATCTGTTCTGTCTCAGCAATCATGTTGCGAGCAAAAGCAATGATGTCAAAAGAGATTTGTTTAATAGAGCCTGAACCCTTGATGTCATCGATAGATGGTAGGTGACCCTCTTCAAAAGGCTTTTCACCTTTACGCAAGTGAGACACAACACCTAACCAGACATTATGTTTCTTACAGATCTTAAGTAAGTCACTCATGACTGAGTCAACTGCCTCATTACCTGTACGACCCTTAGCACCCTCAGACACAGCAATAGTGATGTGGTCAAGGATAATATACTTACAACCCATCAAGGCTAAGTGTTCAAGCTTGTCAATGAGTGACTCATCACCCACAGAACCTTGGTGATCAAGCAATACTAAGCGTTCATCACCGAACACTTGTTGATGAGCATTGTACATGTCAGCCTCTGATACGTCATGTGTAAGTAAGTTCTTACGCAACTGCATACCAATGAACTTCTCAGCAGAGTCACCAATGGATTCTTCGAGTGACACCATACCGATCATATCAGTTGTCTTAGATAAAATCTCAAGTACAATTTCTTTAATGACTGTACTCTTACCTGAGCCTGTACCTGAGGTGAACAGTACAATCTCACCTAGGCGCATACCATGTATCTTGTCGTTGAGAGTTTTCAAACATTCAGGATAAGGAAGAGATGTTGTTTCTTTCTTACGCTTGAATTGTTCCCAGATAGCTTCACCCTTAACAACACCAGCAGGACTGAATGTACGTGCATCAAAGATACAGTTCATAAGGGTAGCTGATCCATGCTTAATCAGTACATCACAAGGATCTTTCTCAGGTAATGATGCTACTTTGATTTTATCATAGCCAATGATCTTAGCTGCTTGATCAGTAGCTTTTTTACCGGGTTCATCCTGATCAAACATGAGTACGACTTCATCGAAGTTACGTAACCACTCACGTTGTTCAAGTATCATTGATGTAGCAGAGGCAGACGGTAAGGCTACTACCGGATAGAACCTACCATACTTATCATGTTGAGCTTGTGCTACAGCTAATGCGTCTAGTTCACCTTCCGTGATGATAATACGTTTACCACCCGTTGAAACATTCTGACCGAATAACTGTACACCCTTAAACTCACCGTGAATAAGAAAGGTCTTAGGTAGCTTACGCTCTTTATAAGCAACGATACCATTGTCTTTAGTATAAGGGTAAAAGTGGCTACTAATAGTGCCATCCTCAGCATAGGAAACTTTAACCCCGTAATGAGCCGATACTGGTTTGGTGATTCCTCTTTCTTGAAAGCCTCTTGTGTCATACTCTCTGATCTCCTCTAGTGTGTGCATATCGTAATTTTCTTTGTGATAAACAGTTGGTTTAAAGTTTGGGTCTGTTGGTGCTGACTTACAGCACGAAAAGCAATAGCCGAAATCATCACCTTCTTTATATGAGAAGGCATCTGATGAGTCGCACTTGGGACAAGCGGTATGAATCCATCTTGACATGTTAGTTCCAGTCTCGTTCTTCCTGATATTCTCTGATGCGTTGTCTACGTTCTTTAGCTTGTTGTTGAGTTTCTTTCTTCTTTTTAAATTGATTTTTGAACTCATCTTTCAATGAGGGTTCATCATCAAATTGTTTAATTGGTTTCTTATTCTTCATGATTTAGGTTTTAAAAACTTTACTGCCCCAATGTTTCCATTGTACCAGAGACGCTCGCCATCAGGAGTTTCATCTCTTGAAAGGACTTCACATTGCCATTGCTCCTGGACCTCCCGATAAGTAAGCATTCCCTTTCCGAATACCCAGTCATAGATAACAAAAGTAAATGTTTCAGATCCATATAGCTCAATATCATCAAGTAATTCTCGGCATGAGGTTGAGTAAGTTCGCCAATCAGACTCTCTTCGAGTCTTAACTCTGCGCTTTGCTCCTGCAGGTAGTCTAGATGTTTCACTTATGAGTTGCTTTCTTCCGATGTATTGTCTTCCGGTTGGTCCGAAGACGGCATAGATGAATCCGAAGGCGTTGGCTGGTCGCTCTGTGAGGGCAATCCAGTGTCCGTAGTCTTCCATGATAGTCGTTCCTTTAGTTCTTCAAATGATAGTGGTCGGAGATCCTCATCAGTCTCTCTGATATAAATGCAGTTAGCACATTTCAAAAAGAAAGGCTCCCAATTATCACCACATTTTTCTTTCCATACACTAATAACCTTATCCCACAGTTGGGTATTAGGAACTCCATTGATTAGCTTTTCAGCTGTCTTGGGTCCAACACCACGTAGTCCTTGGATATTATCTGTAGCATCCCCTGTTAGGATTTGAGTCATAAGGAATCGATAACCGTCTTCTGGTTCTACATAGTATAACGTATCCTTACGGAAGTTATAATGCCAACCAGGAATACAGTCAAGATCCTTATCGATGTGGCATACAACATAACGTTTACCTTCAGCTAAAGCTAGTTCAGCTGCAATACCACAATAGTCGTCTGCCTCACCGTTGTCTGACTGTACACTGAAGTCTTTACAGTATTCGTAGAGTTCTTCAATGCGGTCTTTAACTTCAGGTTCGATTGTATCCTTTCGATTACCTTTATAGGCTGCATCTACTGCATACCTGAAGTTATCCTTACCTTTAATAAACACAGCTCCATTAATAGAGCCAGTGTTGGTCATGATCTCCTTCATCTTATCGTCAAGGGCTTTACGACAGAGTGCTGGAGACGGTTGCATGTGAGCAATCTGATACAGGATACTATCCGCATCAATGATTGCTAAGTCAAATTGATCTTCTGATTCAATCATCAGTGTACCTCTGCATATGTTTTACCTGTATGTGCATCACCACCCATGCACTCGATACCAAACCACTTAGGTGCTTCGGTGAATGCTTCAATAGATAACTCAGCTACTTCTTCTGCATACTCATCTTTAGTTACAACAGCAACCTCATCATGATAGTGTAAAGCAAAGTAGTGTGGGATGTTACGTTCTTTTAGTTTGTCTCTGAGGTATACTGCTGCTGCCTTGCAGCTGACACCTTCAGCAGTCTGTAATAGGTAGTTAAGTACTTGGTGTTGAGAGCTTACGAATACCATACGACCATCAATACCTCGGATGAAGGCTTTATCCTTACCGAATGTATTAGATGTCTTATCAAATAGGTTTGACAGGTTATCTTTAAGTTCTTTTAATCCGGGAATCGAGTTCTCAAACTTTTCTTTAGCAGTTCTACCCGTCTTCGCATCTGTCTTGCCCGTAAGTATGAGACCAAGTTTACCATCACCACCACCAAACAGGAAAGCATAAAGAAAAGGCTTAGCAAGTTTGCGACTTGTACCAAGAGCATCTGCATTTCGTTGATGGACATCTCCATTGATTACCTCATTAGTAAATTCATCGTTACGTATATAGTGACAAAGACCACGCATCTGATTTCCAGCCGAGTCAGCACCGACAATGGTTGTTCCTGGTTCGGATATAAGAAGGCTTCGCATCTCTTTCCCGTATACAGAGTCAACAGAAGGGAGATTAGCAACAACTTCATGGCGACATCTAAAAGTAGGTGTACCAATAGTCCACATGCGACCATGTAGACGATTGTCTTTACTGTTTCTAACTTCATTAATCCAACCCTCAAGAATACCTTTACGACTCCTAACAGTATAGTATTCACTGACAAGCATAGCATCAGGACCAAGCTTCTCAAGAGAAGATTCGGTAATCTTAGGTGATTTGTTAACAAACTTACCATTGATTTTCTCCACGTTCCATTCGTCAGGTACCCATCCAATAGAATACAACCAGTCCTTTACGACTTCGATTGATCCGACTTTACCTTGTTCAAAGGAGATACGACAGTACGGTCCTTCAATAGGTCTTTCAGTTCTTCCTGATTCTTGTGGTAGATTAAAGTGTTTAACAGTGGCGACTGTATAGCACCCGTCTTTACGCCATGCTGGTTCTTTGTATTCGTCTTTTCCATCTGTCTTGATACACCTCATTCCGATCTTAGGTTCAAGTACCATCTCAATAGCATCTAACTTGTTGTTGATCTGCATGAGTAATGTTTGAGCAGAAGCCATGTCGAACATCCAACCCTTACTTCGGATATCAGCCTCGATCTTAGCAAACTCTGTTTCAACCTCGATACCTTTCTTATAGAGAGGATACTTACGGATCAAGTTAGTAGCTTCTTCAGCTAATACTTTGTATACCTTAACGTTGAGTTCAACATCTCGGATACAGTATGTAAGCATTTCTTTACTGTACTTATCGAACTCAGTGAAGTCAAGCTTAGGATAGTTTAGTTTAGCACCCCATCCCTCTAGACCATGTTTATGCTCACGCTTATACTGGTTTAGTTGGGATAGGATCCATGTGTCTACTACCTTAACTGTCTCAGGTAGTTTGAATCCAAGGATATAGTCTAGTACTACCAAGTCATAGCCAATAATGTTATGACCAAAGACGATATCAGCCTTGGATATGAAGTCAAGACCTTCAGATAAGCTTGGTAGCTCATCGTCATAGTCTGAGAATGAATAGACATTTCCGTTGTCTGAATCAACAGCAACAAGACACCAGATCTTATTTACATCTGGAATGAAACCATTGGTCTCAATGTCTACGCATAGACGTAATTTAGTCATGTGTTTCTTTCTCTAATGGGATGTCACGCCATTCACCTTTAGTTTCACCAATAGTGATTTCACCCCATCCCATATTCATTGATTGTTTTTCTTCCCACCATTGTTGAAGTATACGTACTATTTGTGCTGTGTTTTCTGTTTTATAGATAGGACGTTCAATGAAACGTAATTTAGTTGTTGGTGTCATACCAGTATATCCCCGTAGAATGATGTGTATGGAGCCTCAAGCATTCGAGCCTCCATTTCTGAAGGGTCAAAGAAGTATTGTTCTCTTGAGTCTTTCTTATCGTAGTTTAACTTATGGAACTTAGGTATCTTACGATTACATAAGTACTGACAGGCATGTACGAATTCATGGCAAAGAATGTTAATAAATTTATCCATGACATAGTGGCTTGTCCCCCAATCGTTTAACAGTGGATCTCTAAGCTGAATAAGAATACGTCTATCAGCCTCATTATAGGTTGTTAAGCCCTGAGTGTTCTGATCTTCTTCATATTCAACTAAGCAGATATGTATAACAAACTTTTTATCCGTGATAGGTACCTTGAAACGTTTGCTGTAATCATTAAGGCAATCAAAGAACACTTGCCTTACATCATTCTCAGCGTCAGGTAAACAAGCTACTGTCACACGGATATTTTTAGGTCGTTGATAGTCACGCTTTGGTTTCTTCATCTACGATCCTCACGTTAGTTGAACCAAGGGATTGTAGTTCCTTAGCCATCTCCATAATCATCTCCATGAAGTTATCGATTTGTTCGTTAAGATCCTGTATTACATTGTGTAGGTACCAGTTATAGCCACCTAATCCTAGCAATGTAACTACAAGTAGTAGTGTTGTTCCATCAATCATCCAGTAGTCCTGTGTTAATTAGCATCATTGGGTTAATGAATGCTTCGTGCAGTTGTGTGTTATTAATGATAACACCTTGATTGTTTAAGAAGTCAATTCCTCTAGAGCATTTATAAGGGTCTCTAAAAACCACTCGATGAATGCCAACAGCATAGATAAGCTTAGCGCAATCAATACAAGGGGAGAGAGTACTATAAAGAGTAGCACCCAAAGTAGACTGATTAGAACGGGATACTTTGGCGATTGCTTGAGCTTCTGCATGGAGAACCTCATGTACTTGGGTATCATTGTTTGTTCCTCGTGGTGTACCGTTATAAGAGAATGATATGATGTTATCATCTTTAACAATGATAGCACCTACCTTCCTATCTTCTGCGTATGACTGCTGAGAGATCAGGTTAGCAATACGCATATAGAATAAATCCCAATCACTTTGTGATTTCAAGTTCAATCTCCTTGTCGTAGTCAGACTCTAGCTCAGCTATGCTATCCAGGATATAGTCAAGCTTATACTCAAGTTCATCAGTGAGTGGTACAAAGAAGTCAATAGTAACTCGTACTACACCTTCTTGTGTTGTATCAATTAACATAATAGGCTTTCCATTTTAACCATGTATTAGCTTTTTGGTTATAAGCTTCCATAATGTTGTCTTCACTTAAATCAAGGTCATCGATCAAGTGATTAAGACAGAACATCAGCTGACCCATCTCTTCCTCAAGCTTCTGCCTGTTACTTTCTTTACCATCAGCTGGGTAGATAGTATCAAGTCCGAATCGAAGAACCTTCATGATGTTCTGAGAGACCTCATTACATTCTTCTGCTGTTGTATACATTG